GTTAATACTACTGTCGGTGCTAATCTAATTCAAGAAACTATTGATTACGATTCATACATCGATATCCTTCGGGCTAATTCAGTACTGGCAAACTTCCCAATTACTGTAATCAGTGGTCTTGAAGGTGACGGAAAGCTATCTCTACCTGCACTTAATTCTGATTTTACTGATGCTTTCGGTTTCATTGAAGAGGATGGTAAATCCCCAGAAGCAACCCCACAATATGGTAAAGTTACACTAGAGCCTAAAGATTTTACCGGTTCTGTTTATCTAACTCGTATTATGATGAAATCTTCTGATGCTGCTGAACGTTATACTACCGAAGCAATGATTAAAGGTGCGTCCACAAGTCTTGAAAAAGATGTAATGGCTAAAGTAGTTTCCGAAGCGGTTAAAGAAGGTAATGTTAAAAATGTTACAGCACTATCTAATATTGATTTTGATGCAGTAGTAGATGCAATGGGCGAACTAGGTTCAAATAATGTAGTTAGTTCTAGAGTTGTTGCTGTTATGTCGCCAAAAACACGTGCAGCTCTACGTAAACAGGTAGTTAAAGGAAATACAAGTGCTAAGTTCCTTGTGGAAGGCACGGGTGCTTCACAATTACTAGCTGGTGAGATTCCAGTAATCGAAAGTACTTTAGTAGCAGATGATCAAGTAATTCTAGGGGACTTTTCGCAAATCGTAATCGCACAATGGGGTTCAGATGTTGAGCTTGATAAAGATGAAACGACTTCACGTGATCGAGGTGGCCTTTATTTGCGGATCTGGGCAACTATCAATTATGCCCTAGCTCGTCCAGAAGCATTCTACGTTCTACGTGTTGGAGCATAATAAATGAGAGCATTTCAGAGCACACAATGTGATGTGTTTCTAAATGCTTTTGGGGAAAATCTCGTTATTGTTCAGGATGGAAAATCATTAACGATTAAAGCCATCTTTGAACAAGACGAGATTTTTTTTGAAGATACGCAATCAACTATGGCTTACTTCAGTGCTAAATCTGGTATCAAGTTACATAGCTCATTCAAAATCGATAATGAAGAATATTCAGTAAATAGAATAGAAGATGACTTAAGCGGTATCTCTAACTATTACTATATTAAAAAGGTCGATTTAGAGGAGGATATCTAAATGATCACGGCAGATTATCAAATTAGAAAGTACTTAATTAATAAGTTAAGCAAGGTTGTAAATCTACAATACCCCTCTAGAGCATCCTTAGATGACACAAAGATGGTTTATATCGGTGACAGTACTGTTACTCGTAATCAAATTTCAACGGTTAATCATGTTCATAATGGACAAGTGATACCTCCTACAGTACGCAATCTTTGTGATTTCAGGGTTGAGTTTGTGGCAGTTGGGCAAAGTTTAAAGAATGCCTCAGAAGAAATAGAAAAATTACTTGATGTGATTTTTTCTGCTGATTTTTTCACTGATCTTAACAGTACTTTAGCACTGGCAATATTCAATATACGAATAGAAGATAGCATGATGACAAATCAGGCTGAAGCAACAGATACCCCATATGTACATACACAATCATTATCTTTTAGTTATGGGGAATAATTATGGGACAAATTTTTACAGGTAATCTTACCTCAATATGGGTTAGTACCGACACAACTAACACTGATCCTAATTCAAGTTCGTTCAAACAAGTACAACAATTATCAGCATTTCCAACCATCTCTGAAAGTACGTCTGTCAGTACTGTAGAGACCTATAGAGCATCTTATGTTTCTCGTGCTACTGGTGATAGTTCCTATGGTGATATTACTATTCAGGTAGTTTATGATCCTTCAGAACATGCAGTACTTGATTCACTTATAGATTCACAAAATTTAATGCAGATGAAAGTTGAAATGCCAGATGAAGGAATCAATGATACTTCTATAAATTATGTCATGTACAATGGCTATCTAACTTCCTATGCTGATACGTCAGATTATGACTCTGTAATCACACGTTCCTATGTGTTTTCACCAGATGTAAAATTATCTTCTGGAGTACTGGATCAATCTATGGTCGAACTATACCGGGGAAATTGGGGTATTGGTGCAAACGGGGTAGAGTTTCCAAGCTATCAGGGCCGGGATGGTAACGCCTTTGTAAAAGTACCTGCTGGTAGTTCCAATACTGGTACTGACATGCTAGGTATCACAAACCTGGACTCAAGCAATGGTACGCAGCTCGTAGTGTCGAAAACAGGAACGCCAGTAATCAATGTTCGTAACTTCTCTGCTGCTAGTACTGGTTCCTGGTACAAGGTCTATACCAGTGCAGACAGACCGACATTGTTAGAACTTGGTGCAGCAGCCGCTAGTGATCTTGCAGGGTATGTACCTATCACCCGGACAATCAACGGTAAAGTACTTAATGCTAACATCACATTGGCAGCTTCTGATATTGGAGATGTGTATTCTAAAACTCAGGCAGATAATAAGTATATTCCAAAGATTTTCCAGTTGAACGGTCATGCACTATCAGGTACTTCATTGAACCTTGTAGCCGCAGATATTCTTGATGTGTATTCCCAGACTCAGGTTAATACTAATTTTGTTTCAAAGCAGCAGACAGTAAACGGTGTGGCACTATCAGGTAATATTACTCTAACGGCAGCACAGTTAACGGATATGGCTAGTTTAAGTTATAGTAATAGTACTTTTGTACCTAAGACATTCTTAATCAATAACAAACCTTTGTCCGGTACTAATATCCAGTTAGTAGCAGCGGATATTACAGATGTTTACTCTCGTAATCAGGCTAATGATCTCTTTGCTCTACGTATTACTACTGTCAATGGATATGCACTAAGTTCTAATGTATCGTTGAATTACAATGATGTTGGTACTTATTCAAAGACACAAATCGATGCTAAAGATGCAGCTTTACAAGCCAATATCGATACCAAAGTAACTATTACACAAGACATTAAAGTACTAAATACCGTTAATGAATCTTTAGAAATCGATATGTCTGATGGTAAACGTGTGTTCACCGCTACTTTGTCAGTACCTGAAACACAGTTATCAATACTTAACGCTGGCGGAAATAAAAATAGTCAAACGGTGACTGTATGCGTTACACAGGGTACAGGGGCTAACAAAATTCAGTGGCCTAGCAATGTGCTTTGGTCTTATGGCCGTCCTCCAGTGCTGACATATACGCAAGATTCTGTAGATATTTTTCAATTTTTATCTGTAGACGGGGGCAGTACCTGGTACGGTTCTCTACTCATGGCGGATTTACACTAATGATCAGAAAAAGTAATTTAAGCAATGCCCTACAAATGATCGAAGGGCATTTGAAATTTTTAGAAAAAAATACTGGACTTACTTCAGATAATAAATCACAGCATTTCGTTCTTAACCCAGATAACCTAGTGGCAAACAATAGGCACTTTATCGCAGAAACACAGTGGGAAGCACAACCAGATGGCGACGCAACCACAGAAGGACAGTCACTAGCAATACTTGGTGCAATTTACGCTTATGAGTGTACCAAAGAGCCTCATTATCTCGACCTGGCTATACGCTTTTTCGATGGTTATCACCTTGCTTTCTATCGTGGCGTAGCTTTTCCCGATCCGCCAGATGGTTCACTACGC